GATTATTATAACTTGTATTATTATCTTTAATCGTATGTTGATACCCCTTTAATTCTATGTTGATACCTATTGTATCGTTATTGATACCTGTTAAACCATTATTTATACCTATTGAAGATAGTCTTATCACTCTTTTTTGTATCTCTTTTGAACCTTCTTTATATATGTAATTGCAAGATATAAACCCATTATCTTTTAGGTTTTTAATCCATTTAGATATAGCTTGAGGTGTACAAGAATAAAGTTCAGCGAAGTAGTCATTAGATGCCCAACAATAACCTTCCTTGTGTGTTAGAGCTGTTATTTCTGCATACAAAAGTTTTTCGTTTGCATTGATTTGTTTACTATACCTTACATCTGCTGTAAGAATAGCGTAGTAGTTTGGTTGTTCTTTCATTTGTAGTGGTTTTTAAAAAGACAAAATCCCAATACAGCCACTACACTATATTGAGATTTGTCGGATTGCTAATTTAGCATAAATTTTCTCTGCAAGTAGTGGATTGCTCTGCAAATATACAAAATATTTTAATACAAAAAAGTGATTACAAAAAAAAGATGTCTTTCCATCAGTCAATCCATATCCACTTTTGACAGTCAATTATGAGTTAACCGTTTTCTTATACTGTCAGTTGAAACGACCAAGTGGAATAGCTACCTTACAGGATTTGTAAAGATTTTTATCATAAGAAAACTACTATGCTCCAAAGGAAGTATTCGAAACTTCATTTATCAACAGTTGCCCATTGATTGTGTTACCAAGTTACACTACTTTGGATTTAGCTTCTAATCAATTATCAGTTTGAACGCTTTACACAGCTTAGCTATTTTACCTTTGCAAATATAAGAACTATCTTCTAAATAAAGAAAGCTTCATCTATATAATTTAATATAACCTCCTTAATTAATTCCTTATCTAAATACATTCTCTGCATCATATCAATTCCGAGTTCAACACTTATGTTCTTATCTGAGTTTATCATATTTGATGTGTAACTCTCTGATCTCCTGATGTACTTTGCAAACTCCCTATTATTCTTTTGCCCAGATAGTTCAAAGATTACCCTTTGCAGTGTCTTATTTTCCATCTCCTACAGCTTTCTTAATATTAGTTATATCTCTCTTTAATCTCTCTAAATATAGAATCATATCCATTCCTTCCTCAATTGCGTGATCAATCCACTGCTCTGTTGTAAGGTCATCCCTATCTAATGTGGTGTTGTATTTCTTAATACCAACATCACTCCTGCTCTTAAATTTATCTACAATTGCTTCAACTATGGTATCTTTCTTGCCTTTCTTCTTTAGTAGTTTAAATTCCTTACCAATCATACAAGAAGTTATCTTCATACCATCAATACCATTTATTGGTTTGCTTATGGTTAATACACTACCATCTTGATTTACCACTTCAACTACCTCTCCTTTCACAGCTAATGTGTAGTTTGCATTGTCTTCCATACACTTAAGTTTTCTACCAACAAATGATTTAGTTTCTTCTCCCTTAACTTCTTTCGATTCCTTTACTACAATGTTATAAATTGCTTCGTCTAAATACATAATCTTATTTATTTATATGGTTATTAATTATACTTAATTCATTATTTGCTTCTTGTAATCTCTTATTTAATTCTCTCTCGAAGACTACATCAAACATTTTCTTAATCTTAATTGATTCTTCTGTGGTCTTACCATTGAATACCACAAATCTAATACTCTTAACATCCTCCGATACAGAGTCTTTTTTATTTGCATTGATTAGAGTATTGTATATTACATTTACTCTATTGATAATTTTCTCCTTAATTGTTTCCATTTTTACTTTCTTTTATAATTGATATTAGTTTCTTCAAACATTCAAGTTCTGCTTCTTCGTAAGTAAGTGATTTTCCAAAACTATAAGAACGTTTACCTAATACGTCATCTAAATAAACCTGATAGTATTTTACAGAAGTATGTCTATAACATCCAATATGAAATTCAAATTCATACTTCTCTCTAAACCATCTAAATGCTTGTTGGTAAAGTGGCGCAGTACAAACTATATCATTCAAATCTTCATTTCTCCTACCCATATTTGGTCTTAGTACAAGATGTTTTTTATCTCCAGTATAATAACCAAAACAAGGCTCATCAAATCCTAATTCTTTTAAAGCTAATGCTTGTTCATATGGAATGAACTCTCTTTCTATACCCATAGTTACCTTCTTTTTTCTTGAATATAGTTAAACACTTGATTGTATGACTGAATAACCTCTCTCTCTGCATCACTTTGATTGCTAAACACAACCCTATTCCTCTTACTATCACTCTCATTCGTGTCAATCCTCTTATAACTTATGGTATCTTTAATACCCTCTAAATTGTCATTAAGGTTATATCTAACCACATAGAATCCGTAATCTGCCTTCTCTACTGAGAAAGCCACCTTGACTTCCTTATTAATTACCCCTACCATTGCTATTTCTTCCTCCTTAGGGAAAAATGCTTCTACCTTTTGTTTTGCCATAATTTATTCTTGATTAAAATCTACCTCAGTTAAGTCAATCTTAACATTCAGATTATCTAATAACTTAACCTGAACGTAATTCTTTATAAAGTTCTTCTGCCATCTACTTCCGTAGTTATCACGATATGCTCGACAAGTGGTCATAAAGTGATTCTTAGAGCCTTTTAAGACACTTTCTGCATACTTGATACCTTTGCCCTTAATACCACTAATTGAATCAGTGCTGTCGCCCATAATCACCTGAACCCATAAATTATAATTAGCCTCCTCTTCTGTGATATTATACACCTGACCAAATCTCTGGTAGTAGGTGTCAAACATTACTATCGGATATTGCTTGAGGTCCTTGTCCATTGATGCAATAACCACCTCTGTAAATGGATACTCTTCTTTGCACTTCTTGTGGTAGGAGATTAGTACATCATCGCTTTCATAACCTCCGAGACCATAAGCGTTCCAACTGCCAATTAAGTATTCCTTAATTTCATTGTAGAACTTAGGCAGTTCTTTGTTTGCACGACCAACTTTATAACTCTTTACAATTTTTTTCCTGAAGTTATTGTTGAATGGTTTCTCTACAAATAATGTGTAATGACTTGCTCCAGATGTCACTATAATATTTGATATTGCCTGGTCTACTTTGTCGTATGCTTGGTCTACTTCTTCGCAGTTATTACCTATGTATGCAAAACTGTCAGCGTCTATGAGGATTATCTTATTCATATATTACTTTATTTAAGAGCCTGGTTAAATACCAAGCTCCTTTCTTTGTTCTGGCGTTATGTCGTACTTCTCAAGCATCTTCAGTGTCGCCTCCCTATCTTTCTTTAAGGCATCCTTAACCTTTGATAAGTCACTTATTGTTGGTTTCTTAGGGGTTGGCGCTGTGGAGTTATTAGGTTTTGTAACTTCATCTTTTCCGTGAGTGTTATATCCATCTGCATCAATCGTATCGTCAATAGCGAATAAACCATTTGCAGCATATTTACGAGCATAAGATGATGTAGATCCAGTTAACTGCGATGCATCCATTCCTTTCTTACTTTCTTCTTCCCTAGCCCAACCATAAGACTCTATTGTTTCCCCTCCATAACTAATTGATGCGCAAGAACGAACGTATATCCTACCTCCTACTTCCACCATATCATCAGATAAGACAAAAGTACAACCTGTATCTTTTAATAGTGGTTTTACACCTGCTAATATACCTTCTAGGTTTCTATAAGAATACTTACCAAATGAGTTGTATAAATTCTTTGGTGCATTAAGAGTTGTTTGAATAAGATTTAATTTCTCTTCTAATGTTTCTTGTGTTTTTTTTGCTGTTGCCATAATTTAATTTGTTTTGTATTAAAAAAGAGAAGTACCATACGATACCTCTCTTTAGGTTAGTTGTGTTATTTAGTAGTATTTCTCAACGAAAACCTCTAAATCAAATGTGTTAATCAGTTTTTTTATTTCGGGATTACTGAAAACCCTTAGTTAAAAGGTAAATCATTGTGAGCCTCTTCTTTCTTAGAAGTCTTAGATGTCTTTGCACCTTTATCACTATCACTCCATAATGACT